AGCAAACGAAGAATCAGACATCGATGCACAAACTAACGCACAACAAAAATTAGCAGCTCTTGCGGTTGAGGCTCAACGTGTACAAGCTTTAAACCAAGAGCGTTCTGCAAAGACAGAACAAATTCAGGCACCACAGGATTTACCAAAGGAAGTCACTGAGCAGCCCCAACAATATTCTGAACCAGATCCTAAAGCCCAAGAATGGGCTGAAGAGAATTCTTGGTTCGGAAATGATAGGGCTATGACGATGACCTCTTTTGTTTTTCATCAAGATTTACTTAACGAAGGGTTTGACCCAACGAGCAATGAGTACTATGATGAGATAAATAAAAGGATTCGTACGGAATTTCCTCATAAATTTGAGGAACAACCACAAGCGAACCGTCCCGCCCAAGCGGTAGCACCAGCAAAGCGAAGTGCAAAGCCAGGGCGCAAAACTGTGAGACTCACACCCTCACAAGTTGCAATAGCAAATAAATTGGGTGTGCCTTTAGAAGAGTACGCGAAATACGTTGAATAACGTGGAGCAATGTAAAAATGACTGATAAAAATAAAAAGACTGACGAAAATCGTCAACCACGCGAAGCCCAAACTCGCGACAAACAAGAAGTGAGAAAACCTTGGGCACCCCCGTCTGCTTTGGATGCACCTAATCCCCCAGAAGGTTACATTCATCGTTGGGTAAGAATGGAAATCAGAGGCCAAGATGATTCAAAAAACGTCATGGCTAGACTTCGTGAAGGTTGGGAGCCTGTGAGAGCAGATGAATACCCAGACTTCGATTCTCCCACTGTTGATGAAGGTAAATTTGCAGGAGTGATAGGCGTTGGTGGATTGATACTATGTAGGATTCCTCTCGAAACTGTACAGGAAAGAGCTGACTATTTTGCGAAAAAAACGCAAAGTCAGATGGATGCTGTAGATAACGATATGATGAAAGATGGTCAACACCCTAGCATGTCCATAAACAGACCAGACAGACAGTCTCGCGTAACAATTGGTGGAACTCAAGGTTCAGGTAACTAAGAGTTCTTTATAATAATTCTTGGAAATAGAGAAAAGAAATGGCAAATGTAGACAAAGCCTTTGGCTTATCCCCTTATAAGGGGCTCAACGCTGGTTCCTCTGTTCAGATAGTTAATAAATATAATATTGACCCTAGTGGATATGGTACTTCCATATTCCAAGGCGATCTTTGTATATTTGCAGGTGGTTACATCAATAGATCAGCAGCTGGTTCTGCTAATAACGTTGGTGTTTTATCGCATGTATATTATGTTGCTACTGACGGAACTCCCACCTTTAAGAATTACTATCCAGCATCTACAACGGCACTTGGTAGCGGAGCTATAGAAGCTTTCGTCTATGACGACCCTAACCAAATGTTTGTTGTTCAAGCGGATGGTGCTTCAGCCGTAACATGTATAGGCAGAAATGCAGATACTGACGGTATTGGTGGTAGTACAACAACTGGTGTTGCTACTCGCGAACTCGACTCTAGCACAATAGCAACTACACAAGCACTTCAACTAAAGATTGTGGGCGTAGTCCAAGATGACACTAACGGGGACCTTACAGCGGATAATGCTAACTTAGTCGTTTTGATTAATGAGCACGCTTATAGAGGTCCAGTGGCTGGTACATAAGGAGTAACTTAAATGGCAATTAGTAGAGCACAATTAGTCAAAGAATTACTTCCAGGCTTGAACGCATTGTTCGGACTTGAGTACGACAGATATGACAACGAACATGAAGAAATTTATGACGTTGAAAGTTCTGATCGTGCCTTCGAGGAAGAAGTAATGCTTACAGGTTTTGACCAAGCACCAGTTAAGTCAGAAGGAGCAGGCGTAGCGTTTGATCAAGCTCAAGAAGCTTTCACATCACGTTACACCCACGAAACCATAGCTTTAGCATTCAGCATCACTGAAGAAGCGGTCGAAGATAACCTATACGACAGATTGTCGGCTAGGTACACAAGAGCGCTTGCAAGAAGTATGTCGAATACGAAACAAGTAAAATCTGCTGCTGTATTAAATAATGCTTTCAGTTCAAGTTACCCAGGCGGTGACGGGAAAGAACTTTGCGCGACAGATCACCCAACTGTGGGTGGTCCTAATCTGCGTAACGAACTTTCAACGTCTGCTGATCTGAGTGAAACTTCACTGGAACAAGCATTAATTGATATTGCTGGATTTACTGATGAGCGTGGTTTGAAAGTGGCTCTTCAAGGAACTAAGTTAATTATTCCTAAAGAGTTGCAATTCGTAGCTGACAGATTGTTGGAATCTCCAGGCAGAGTTGGAACGTCAGATAATGACATTAATGCTGTAAGAAACATGGGCATGGTCCCAGAAGGTTACACTGTTAATCATTATCTAACTGACACCGATGCTTTTTTCATTAAGACTGATTGCCCGAACGGCTTTAAAATGTTTAACCGTTCACCAATTAGAACTTCAATGGAAGCTGATTTTGACACTGGTAATGTTAGGTACAAGGCTAGAGAAAGATACTCGTTCGGTTGGTCTGACCCCCGTGCGGTATTTGGTAGCCCTGGAGCGTAATAAGCGACTAGATTAATGGAACCTTGCCGGGGGTTTCTAACTCAACCCGGCAACCTTATTTTCTTTTATATACACACCTATTTTTTTCTGATACGATAATCTCATACCGAGATAACTTGTTATACCAACTGACTCGGCAGACTTACTCCAAGATGGTGTAACATATTTAGTTAGGAGAAAAAAATGGCTAAATCAACATTTTCAGGACCAGTCAGATCATTGGCTGGATTTATATCAGCGGGCAGCACATCATTTGTCAGCTTAACAGCAGATACTTCACTTACAGTAGCCTCACACGCAGGTAAAGTTCTTACTTGTAACGATGCAGATGGTAAATTTACTTTACCTTCAATCGTAGCGACTACTCCTAGTGACTCTACTGATCCAAACCAAACCAATAACATAGGTGCAACTTTCTTCTTTGTAGTAGAAACAGCAGCTACTGATATGGATATTAAAACGGATGGAACAGACAAGTTTGTAGGTGGTCTTTACACTGGCGTAACTGACGCTACAGGTAAAACATTTATATCTGGCGCTTCTAATGATGTAATTACTATGAATGGTTCAACTAAAGGTGGACTAGCTGGCAGTATCGTAAAAGTAACTGCTATGGCTTCTGCGAAATACGCAGTTGAAGGAATCATCTTAGGTTCAGGAACTTTAGTAACACCATTTGCTGACGCATAATAGGAGACTAACATGGGATCAGACGTAAAAGCATCCGTCCCTTTAACAAGTTCAGGTCAGTTACAAGGGTATATAGGATCTTCAGGAGCGGGAACAGCTACAAATTTAGGTTCGCTAAGAATACAGTCTATACAGGCTCAATCTAGCGCAGCTGACGCGACTATTATCATTTATGATGGTACGAGTGCTAGTAGCACAAGAATAATAGCCCAATTTAAATTTGGTTCAGCAGCGAACGAAGCTTTCGATCACTACATACCAAACATGGGGTGTTATTTTAAAAGCGGAGCCTATGTAGCTTTAACTAATTGTGACTTTTTTGTTGCATATTATAATTAGGAGATACAATGCCAGGATTAACAAATAGAAGACGAGCGATTCAAAGTGGCCAAGATTGGAGCAAAAGCACCAAAGGTTACATGGGTGGCGGTGAAGTTTTGGGTTACGAGCACGGCGGTAAGGTTAAGAAAAAGCCTAAGAAAATGTATGGTGGCTAGAAATGGCTACTTCAGAAACCACTTCATTTGATCTTAGTGTAGACGAACTTATTGAGGAAGCATACGAACGATGCGGTCTTGAACTTCGTACTGGGTACGATTTAGAGACTGCACGTCGTTCATTAAATCTACTTATTGCTGAATGGGCGAATAGAGGATTAAATCAATGGTTAATTACCAAAAGTAATTTTACGGTTACAGAAGGAACTAATTACTATGATCTTGGAACCGATATAGTTGATATTACTTCTGCGGTTATCCAACGTGATAGCACAGATTATCAATTGCAAAGAATAAGTAGATCTGATTATCTTTATACACCAGATAAAACTACTAAAAGTAGACCTACACAATTCTTTTTAGAAAGGCACATAACACCTAGAGTGTATGTTTATCCTACTCCTGAAAATTCAACCGATGTAATTTCTTATTACGCATTGACTAGAATGCAAGATGCAGGAGACTATACTAATAACATGGAGACTGTGTTTAGGTTTTTACCTTGCATGACAGCAGGCCTAGCTTATTATTTAGCTATGAAAAGAGCCCCAGATAGAATACAACTATTGAAGCAAGTGTATGATGAAGAATTTGATAGAGCAGCTTTTGAAGATATTGATTCAGTAAGTTCAAAATTTTTGCCTCCTAGACAAATACTTTAAGGAAGGTTTAAATGACCTTTGCAGCAGGAAAATATACATGGGGAATCTGCGATACGTGCGGTCAACGGTATCGTCTTAAACAGTTAAAGGAACAATGGGATGGGTATAAAGCTTGTTCTGAATGTTTTGATATAAAACAACCTCAATTAGATCCTCCACCAATTGGAGCAGATCCTGAAGCTGTATTAAATCCAAGACCCGATCGTACAGAACCCTCTGCTATAGCATTATTAACAAATAATCCGTTTTTGACTACACAAGGAAGTGCAGTCATTACGGTGTTTGAAGATAATCATGGACGTAGCACTGGAGATAAAGTTAGATTTAGAAATGTAGACGCTTTTGATGGATTTACTTCAAGTGTAATAACAGATCCAGATGGATATTCTATAACTGTTACAGCTAACCCCACTACTAATATATTGAATTATTACAATAATACTTACACGTTTACAGCTTCATCTGGCACTGGAACAAGTGGAACAAGAGGTGGAG